TCGCGTGGGGAAATCATAACACCGGTTTTGCGGGGAAAATGCGGATTAGACCAATTTGGTATCTATTTGGTACCTCTTTTATACCAATTTAGACCCTTATTTTTCTTGACAGGGTTTTTTCTGTTAAAAAAAAGACATAAAAAATTACAGAAAAACATTCATTATTGTTTCTAAAACGGGCTATTTCGTGATATTCAGAAAAATAGGGAGGGAAAAAATATGAAACCACATATGATCCAGCGCCGCAGCGGGAAGCGGTTGGCGGGCGGCGTGATAATATAAATAAAAAAATAAAGGCAAGCGGGTTAACCTGGACCGGTGATCACTTGCCTTTATCCCCGCACTTTGAATAATCATGCAACGGGTTGAATAATGCTATAAAAGTCATACATTTTTGTCAACTATTTGTTTCAATGTCTCCTTCTATTTTCGCATCGGGAGAATTGCTGGAATTTACCCTGGTAATCGCTTTAAAAAAATCGTCGATGTTGTCTTTATGCGCGTAGCAGCGGCCGTCGAAATAGAGCACCGGCATGCCACGCTTGAGAAACTTTGCGTAGGTGTATTTCGACAGTCCGGCATAGTCCATGATTTCTTCTTTACTGGTCAGAATCTTCTTCGTTTCGGCTTTGTCAGCCATAGATATTCACTCCGGGATTTAATATCCGCCGGCCTGTTTTGCCTGCCGTTGCGGTCGGATTTTGCTGATTTCTAAAATATGCCGCAAGCATCTGTATTGAGGGCAGCCATTCGGAATCGGCGCAGGCGGCGGCGATTACTTCGCAGTCGAGCAGATGGTTCTGATAATAGGTTTGTTTCCACTCGTATTTTTTGCCCTTGACCATGCGATATTCCTCGGCCAGCAGTTGCCGGACGTAATCGATGCCGATATCCCGGTGCACGTAATAGCGCTGCGTTTCCGGCTTGCCGTCGTCGCCCTGTTCTTTGCGGCCTAGGCGAAAATGGATCAATCCTTTGTATTGTGAGGTATCGAGTAGGCGCAGTTCGAGGCCGCCGGGAATCGGTTTCTGCGAGCCGGGCAGGGTATCAATCCGGCTCAATTTAATACGCTTGGCGGCCAGCGAACGGATATGGGTCGCGCCCTTGGTGCCGAATACCCGCTGCGCGGATCCGGCCGGCTGCTTGCGGAGCCACTGATAAATCTCTTCGGTACGGGACCAGTCGGAATCATCAGTTTCACCGCCGCCGGTATCGATGCCGGCGCGCCAGATTCTCATGGTATGCTGCGAGTTGTGTATCTGGTATTCTGTTTTGTATATAAGCGTTTCCACATCCGACCAGCTCATAAGGTATCCGTATTGGATGAGCCAGCTGGTCAGATCCTCCGCCCAGCCGCGGACAACGAACCAGAAGCCCCGCTTTTGCACATCGATGCCCGCCGTTAAGGCGACGACGTCCGGGGGCACTATCAGTGCCGGGTATATGGATTGACGCTGCAGGACGGCGTTTTCCGTCTTTTTTATGGCGTTTTCCTTCCACTCTTCGGCGCAGTGCTGAGTTACCCAGGTCTTGAGCTTTTCGGGATCGTCCTGTCCTTCGAGGAAAGCGGCCACGGATTCGGACATGGACAGCACGTACCAGGACGGCAGCCGGAATGCGACGACGCGGGGGCGCTCGATCGGTTCGTCGGCGCGCCAGCCGTTGTTCATGGTGGCCAGGACGGCGCGGTTGCGGAGGTCGTCATCCCACTGCATCCCGCAGGCCCGGCAGTTGTAGCGGGCAAGTTTTTCGCGCATGACTTTGCGCGGATCCCGGGTATCGCCCCATGATATGTTGGCCCAGATCATCGGCTGTTCTTCACCGCAGATCGGGCAGCGGACATAATAATGGCGTATCTCGTCGGCGCGCTTTTTAATGATGTCGCTGATCAGGCCTCGCTCTCCAGTGGGCGTGGATCCGCCATAAATCTTGTAAGTAAACGGGAATGAGTTCGTGCGTTGCTTGGCCATGTCGAAAGCGTTGGGCTCATCGCCCACCGGTTCGGGATATTTGTTCATTTCGTCGAGAATGACCAACTCCATGGCATCACTGGCCAGAACAGCTGCGGAACCGGCCCAGGCGCCGATAATGTCCATGCCGTTAATGAATGCAACAGACCGGCGGGTAATATCGCCCAGGGTAGGGCTCAACAGCTCCGCGGTGCGCGGCGTGGCCTGGATGGACGGTATCAGCCGCCGCTTGAAAAACCGGCGCTGCAGGTGTTCGTCGGGCATGACGACCATGGCGGACGTGGGCGACTGGTCGATCCGGCGCATCAGGTAGTTGAAAATTGCCTGCGTTTTAACGGTCTGGGGCGCCGCCTGGACGTATACCTCGCGGATAAACGGCTCATCGAGCGCATCCATAATGCCGACAGCGCACGGCGACAAATCATTGCGCCAGGGAGATTTTCTTCCGCCATCAACTACCATACGGTGACGCTCCGCCCATTCGGCCGTGGATATCCGCTCCGGGATCCGGAACACGCGGCGCTCACCTTCGGTGAAGGTGATTTTGTTAAGTTGTTGTTGCATTAATTTGTCACTCGTCTCTCATTGTTTGTGAAGCGTGAAGCGTTCACCATTTATAAAGCAGGCCTTCGAACGGCAGGCCGTGCTCTTTATCAAAAAATTCTTTCATTTCATAAAAAGCTCTAAATCCATCAGCTACAGCCATTTCCTGTCTTTCAAATACGCCTAGCCAGTGACCGTTAATATTAATGCCGTATTCATCAATAGTAATTTGCTTAACTGATTTGCATTTAACTTCGCCTAGTTTCCGGCATGATTTTGTGCGCTGCCCTGTGAATAGATGTAATACGTCCCCAACGCGCGGATTGCGGCCATCTTTGCGCTTGGCCCGAATGGTCTGCCTTTTCTTTCCACTTTCAACATCAACGGCAAAATGTTTTTTAAAATTAAATTGCGGCATCTTTTCACCTCAAAACGGCTGTTCTTAATTAATGGTTTTTCTATCAATCGGCATAAACTTCCGCGTCAATTGTTCTAAAACGGCTTGCTGAATCCTTACTTGCTCGATTACCGCTATTGTAGAGTGCAGCGCTGCAAGTTTTTCTTCCGGCTTTATATTTTGTTCTTTGAGGTGTTTGAGTAATTTACCGACTTCTTGATTTATTATTGATTCATCCATGTTTAGCTCCTTTTGTTTTTTTATTTCCACGCAGGCCGGGTGATGGCCGGTTTTTTGTGCAATTATTAACATTTAATCATCTCTTTTAATCAAATCATGAATATCTGTAATCCAAAACCTGGCTATCAATTGTGCTCTTTCAAAACTTTCAAATCTATTACCATGTGCCGATATGGGGTCTATTGTTAACGGATCAAGTTGATCAGCCGGGGTGTCATAAAGTTTTTTTGGTATTTCGACTCCCCTTGTGCAACCCTTATCATAACTATTCACCGGTAGTGGAATTGACATCACCTTCCGCTTTGGGGCTGTTAAATTTCTCAGGGAGGGATAGGCGCGCCCAAGCAACCATCTTCCCCATCATAACCGCTGTTTGACAGCCGTTGAGACACCATCCGGAATCCCATTCAGGCTCATCTCCATTTTCAGCATCTCCACCCGTTTCCCACTCTGCCCAAAACGCTATGACCGGAAGCCGTTCTGCCGTTAGAAGAATAATAGCCTCTCCATCCTTGGGAGCTGTCTTCATAGGCTGCCACTCAAGAGCGGCCGCATTTATAACGCTTGTGTTCAGCGCCTGAAGCAACAATCTCCGCGCTTCTTTTTTTGCCTCACGGTCGTCTGAATCTCCAAGCAACTGTAATGCTTCATGTATCAGCCCAACCGCCAATAATAATTCGTCATGTTTTTTTACCCAACCGTAATCGCTCATTTGCACCTCCAAAAGCGCGCTGAATACGTTTTTGCCAGTTCGTGATTTTGAAGCTCTATTGTCTGCGCTTGTTCGCGCACCCAGCTTACGAGTGCTTTTCTGGTTTTCGGGTTAAGATCGCACGCGCCCCTAACGGTTAACGTGGCTATCGGTTTGCCTTCGGTGTTTTTGCTCAAGCTGCACCTCCAACCGCTTTTTTGATGACAGCTCGCAACGCAGCCGCAAGCTCCGTCTCCTGTTGGTCGGATTCAATAAAATCATGGAAATAGTCCGCAGCGTCTCTTACCGCGTTAAGTAGGTCGGGAGCGGCAGCGATCAATCGGGCGTTGGCTGCATCTTCAACGCTTCCGGGAGATGCAGCGTAATTGATAGCTGAGTCGTGCGACATCTTACATATCGCTTTATGTCCTGCGGTAACAAAGCCTTGCCCGGCAGACCATGGCCCTTTAGTGAAATCATCGGTAAACTCACAAACCAACATTGTAGGATCGGTTCGGATCATGTAACACCTCCTGTTTTTTGAAAAGTTGTTTGAGTGGTTTCGCCTGCTGTTCATGTAGCCAGTCAAGCATTGCAAAGACATTTCGCTTGCTTACATGCTGTATTGCCCCGGTGTAAACACCCCATCCTTTCGGGTAAAGACGAAGCGCAAAACCAGTCTTTTCATATGGCCCTTTGAGACAGTCAATCGGGTGGTCGGCA